GCGAATACAACTACTAACAAGGGAGATAGGCTGATGCCTACAAATTACCAGTTCGATGACGAAGATGACGACACATCAACAGATGTGGTGTCTCAACTCCGTAAGGTAAATCGTGCGCTCGAGAAGCGTGCAAAAGAACTAGAACAGGAGTTGAGTGGTCTTAAAACACAGACCCGTCAACGCACTGTCAAGGATGTGTTACAGGCTAAGGGATTAAACCCAAAGATTTCCGCCTTCATCCCACAAGATATAGATACCTCTGAGGAGGCTATTGCTGCTTGGGTAAATGAATATGGTGATGTCTTTGGTGTACAGCCCGCTCAAACAAATGAAACGCCAACACAAAAAGGTCCTGATGTCTCAGCACAAAACCGTATGAACAATGTAATCGCCACTGGCTCAATGCCAGATATTGACGAGGACATGTTCTCAAGGCTTGCAGGTGCTAAGACTAAAGAGGACTTAGATGCACTCCTTGGATTTAAATAACCCAAAACATCAACCAATCACCAGGAGGTGAACAAATGGCATATAACGACACAACCTCGCTTGGCGGACTCGTCAAGACAGCGTATGACCGTTATGTAGAATTCGCACTTCGCGCTCAGCCAATGATTCGTGCAGTTGCTGACAAGCGCCCAGTGCAACAGGCAATGCCAGGTTCAAGCGTTGTATTCTCACTTTACAATGACTTGGCACCTGCAACATCGTCTCTTTCAGAAACAACTGATGTAGATGCAGTAGCACTACCAGATGTTTCAACAGTTTCTGTAACTCTAAATGAGCAAGGAAACTCATCACTTACAACTCGCAAGTTAGAGTTGTTCTCACTATCAGATGTTGACCCAGCAATCGCTGACATCATCGCATACAACATGGCAGACTCTTTGGATGTCATTGCCCAGACACCACTTCGTCAGGGTACAAATGTTATCTATTCAGGTACAGCAACATCAACAGCAACAATCACAGCAGGTATGACAATCACATCTGCTAACCTTCGTAAGGCAGTTGCTAAGTTGCGTACAAACAAGGCTGTTCCTCGCATGGGAAGCCTATACTGGACAGGTATCCACCCAGAAGTTTCACACGACCTTCGTGCTGAGACAGGCAATGTTGGATGGCGTGACATCCACACTCACACAGAGCAGTCACAGGGCAACCTATGGGCTGGCACAATCGGTACATACGAAGGTGCTTTCTATGTAGAAAACCCACGCATGTACTCTGCTAAGACAGGTGCAGACCAGACCGCTCTAGCAACAACTGCAGTAACAGTCGCTGGTACATCAGCAGGCTTTACATTTGGTGTTGCTTCAACAGCAGTCATCGCTTCTCGTGCAGAAGTTGGTGACAAGATTGCAGGAACAGGTATCGCTTCTGGTGCCAAGATTACTGCTATCGAAACATCAGGTTCAACAACAACAATCACTGTTGACACAGCAAATACTGCTGCTGTCACAGCAACAACTGTTGTAACCGTTACACCAGTAACTCGCGTATTCTCAACAATCCTCTGCGGTAAGCAGGCATTGGCTGAGGCTGTGGCTCAGGAGCCAGGCGTAGTTATCGGTAATGTGACTGACCGCTTGATGCGTTTCCGCCCAATCGGATGGTACGGCGTACTTGGTTTCGCCCGCTACCGTGAGGCTGCGCTATACCGCATTGAATCAGGCTCATCAATCGCTGCACTTTAGTAGTGCGGGAGGGGTGGGGCGAAAGCCCTGCCCCTTCACTTATTAGTAAGGACAAACAATGACTCAATATACATTCACAACACCAACTGTTGAGGAAACTCCAATGGGTGAAGGAGTATTGTTTGAGCGTTACACCATCACGCGAGGTGTCACTGTGATGAGACATAATGGTATCTACTCCTCTTACCGATACCCAAGTCAGATAGAAACACTTGCTGCACAAGAACTGTACATGGGTGGAACTGTCACTGTTATTGACCAGGCTACTGCCGATGCCCTTACTGCTCAAGGATACGGCGCTTACATAGAGGCTATCGAATGAATCTACACAAGATACAAACACACCCTGAATTTGTAGAAGGTTGCTTTGGCTGCAAAGCGGCAACACTTGAAATGGGAGTAGGCGATGCTAACTCCAAAGTAGCAATGTCTACTAGCAAGTGGGATGCAGAACTAAAAGCCTACAAGGATGCTCGTGCTCAAGGCATCCAGCCAGCAGGAACAACAATGGCAAAAGTGCAAGAAGCGGTAAGAATTTCCGACAAGGTTGGTAAAGCCTTTGACGGTAATACAGGAACATTCAAATAGGGGGAGCCATGGCTGCTAAAAAGAAACCAGTAACTAGAAAAGTTCAAGTTGTTGATGACAACTACACGCCTTTAGAAGCCTATTGCATTGGACTCAATGAGTACTGGAAGGCGCTTAAGAAGGCAGGCTTTCCAGAATCTATATGCATGACAATGATTATGGATAAAGATTCATACCCAGATTGGATTCTTCCTAAGCCAATCAACCCAACTGATATACCACTGTTCGACCCCTACGAAGATGAAGATGAGGACTAATTATGTGCATTAAATGTGGATGCTACGGCTCAGTAACACCTTACGGTGTAGGCGGGCGTGCAGTTAACGCTGCTCCAACAGAGGCAAACATTGCCCAGTACAACAACATGAAGATTGTTCGTATTGGTGAAGGTGGACCTATGGCAGATAAAGATGACAAGAACGAAGAAAAGTATTCTTAAGCATGGCAAGTAAAAAAGATTCACGGCTGGCGCGAGCAGGGGTGTCAGGCTTTAACAAGCCTAAGCGCACTCCCTCTCATCCAACTAAGTCACATGTTGTGGTTGCCAAAGAAGGTAACCAAGTTAAGACCATTCGTTTTGGTCAGCAAGGGGTAACTGGCGATAGAAAGCCAACAGCCCGTCAAGCATCATTCAAAGCACGACACGCTAAGAACATTGCCAAAGGCAAGATGAGTGCGGCGTTCTGGGCAGACAAGGTGAAGTGGTGAAGAAGAAAGCATTTTGGGATAAGCCAAACCCTAAGAAGAAGTCAACACCGTTGACATCGGCACAAAAGGCTAAGGCTAAGGCAGCGGCTAAGAAGGCTGGCAGACCATATCCAAATCTTGTGGATAACGCAGCAGCACGGAGAAAGGCTAAGTAATGGCAACAGGTAGAGCAGGAAGTTCATTAGCAGACGAACTCAATCGTCTTGCAAACGGTGGTACTTATCCAGTTATGACAGCCTATGAGGTTGAGCAGGGTGCTGCTAACTCTTGGGCTGGTACATCTGGTCTAGGTCTTATTGCTGCTCTCAACTATAAGGCTGACTCAACACGCCAGCCTGATGACTACAAAGACTACAACGCCATTTGCAACGAGTTAGCAGGAACTACTGGACTATCAGGAGTCGTAGCCTTAAGGAGCATTGACCTATGAGTTCTACTTTTAATGAACTAGCAGACCGCGTTGAAGCGGTACTGCATGGCTACACAGAGAACACTGAGCCAAGCACTTGGCTTACTACCAGTGCAACAACTACAACAACAACCTTGAGTGTTTATGATGCTACAGGTATTGGTCGTGGCTATGTGCAGATTGATGACGAAATTGTATTCGTTAACAGCACAGACAATGTGGCTAATACTTTAATCCTTGCACCGTGGGGTCGTGGACAGCGTGGTACTACCGCTGCATCACATGACCAAAACGCAAAGATAACCGCATCCCCACTGTTCCCACGCAATGAGATTAAGAAGGCTATTAACAATACTATTGATGCAATGTACCCAATGGTATTTGCTACAGGTAGCACAGACTTTAAGTTTATTGCAGCACGCACCACATACCAGTTGCCTAGTGATTTTCAGAACGCGCTTAGCGTTACCTACTCAACTGTTGGACCAACTAAAGAGTGGCTTCCTGTGCGTGGATACACCTTAGACCGCTCAGCAGATACAGATGCTTTTACATCTGCTCGTAGCATTAGCGTTTATGCTGGAATCGTGCCTGGACAGACAGTGCATATATTCTACTCAAAGCGCCCAACCCTTCTTGTCAATGGTAATGATGATTACTCAACAACCAGTGGCATGCCTTCGTATTCAGAAGATGTAGTCATCTATGGCGCAGCCTTCCGAATGATTTCTTTCTTGGACCCTTCACGCCTTGGTCCTCAGTCAGCATCTGCAGACATCCTTGATGGTGTGCGCCCAACAGGTTCTGGACAGAACGCTTCCAGATATTTGTACAGCATTTACCAACAGCGTTTAAACGAAGTTGCGGACAACCAACGCCGTCAACACCCAATCCGTTCCCACTACCAGAGATAGGTTAAAAAATGGCAGCAGGCGACCCAGGCTCCCCAGCGCGGTACTACTCCTCGATTGCAGTAGAAACAGCGCTATCAGGTTCCATTCCAGCACAGGCACAAGGCGCGGCTAACACCGCGTTCATTGTTGCATCTGTCTCTGGCTTCCCAGGCAGTTACCCTTACACACTTATTGTTGACCCTGATACTTCCAAAGAAGAAGTAGTCACAGTTTATGCTGGAAGCGGTACAACACTTAGCGTGTATCGAGGCGAAGATAACACTCAAGGTGTAGCACACTCCGCAGGAGCAGTTGTTCGCCACGGTGTATCAGGTCGTGACTTCCGTGAGTCAGAGAATCACATTGCTGCTCGTGGATTTGATATTGACCAGACAATCCTTGATGCTGCTGACCAGACACATGTTCACGGTATTGCAACAGGCGATGGTGTAATCGTAGGTACTCTTAAAGAGCAAACACTTACACGCAAGACTCTTACTACACCTACTGTTAATGGCGCTACAATTACAGGAACAGTCACTGCATCTACTGCAACCTTTACTAGCCCAACTATTTCTGGCTCACCAGTTATCACTGGTCTATCCAGCGCAGGAATGGTCAACTCATCTGCTACACCTAAG